AGCCAAAGCTACTGTAATGATCGAAGCCGCCACACACGAAAGTGGGTGGGAGCGCATTATGGCTGACGCATCAAAAAACTCGTGGAAAGATGAGTATCTTACCATAGTACTCTCAATCCCAATAATTATGGCCTTCATTCCCGGCTTAGACACTATTGTCCATAATGGCTTTGCACAACTTGAGGCTATGCCTGAGTGGTACCAGCTTAGTTTAGGAGCAGTAATAGCTGCCAGTTTCGGTATTAGAGGCGCAACTAAGTTTTTTGGTAGTAAGTAGTATGGCATTAACCGACGCTGAAAAAGATAAACTAAAACGGTATGGGCTTGCAGGTTTGAATAAGCCTAAGAGAACCCCCAATCATAAAACTAAGAAAGGGATAGTAGCAATACGTGATGATGAAAGTATTAAAGTCATTCGCTTCGGCGATCAAAAGATGGGTCATAACTACTCCCCTGAAGCTCGCAAGTCGTTTAAAGCGAGGCACGGTAAGAATATTAAAAAAGGCAAAACGTCTGCTGCTTACTGGGCTGACAAGATGTTTTGGTCCGGTCCTTCGGGGAGTAAGAAAGATCCGCCTAAAAGTCAGAAACATAAGAAAGGCGCTTAAAGTCTGTGCTTTCTGTAGCCGCAGAGGGTGCGCGTGTGCAGGCAAAGACAAATGCGAGTGTACTAATGGCTAAACCGTTAACAGAAAAACAACAGAAGTTTTTAGATGTTTTATTTGAAGAGGCTAATGGTGACATCCACCTAGCTAAAAACTTAGCAGGCTATTCACAGGGGAGTTCCGCATCTTCCGTTATTAGTGGTATTAAAGATGAAATTGTCGATGCTACTAAACTTTACATGGCACGTAATGCACCACAAGCAGCAATAGCTGTTGTGTCTGGTATTGTGGACCCAACTCAACTGGGCATTAAAGAAAAACTTAACGCAGCAAAAGACCTACTAGATAGAAGTGGTATTATTAAAAGCGAGAAAATACAGGTTCAATCTTCGGGAGGTGTAATGATTTTGCCGCCCAAAGAACAGTTAGAAGAGGAAGATGACAGTTAAAAGCACAGGCACATGGGTTCTACCTCAACCCTTAGACGTTCAAGAGGACAACGAGTGGATAGCTCTACCACGAATTGGGCGTACTGTACCTTTTGGGTATGAATTAGATAAAAATAATGATAGAGTTCTTAGACCAATAAAACTTGAATTAGACTTACTGGAAAAAGCTAAAAAGCACCTTAAAGTATATTCGTATAGAGAAGTAGCTAATTGGTTAAGCACCCAAAGTGCTAGATATATTTCTCATGTTGGTTTAATGAAACGAGTTAAAGATGAGCGAAGACGTAAAAATAAAGCTAAAAGCCTCCGCAACTGGGCAGCTTATGTCGAAAAGGCGCTCGCCGAAGCGGAAGCCCTTGAAAAAGAAAGACTCGATCATAAAGCAGGTTGAGGCTCCTATTGCAGAAGTAAAACTAAGTGTAGTACCTGTTGACGAAATACCGCTCGAAGAAAAACACAATATAATTTTTAAGCCTAATCCGGGTCCACAGACTGCTTTTCTAGTTGCCCCAGAAAGAGAAGTTTTATACGGCGGTGCAGCAGGCGGGGGTAAAAGTTTTGCTATGCTAGTTGATCCCCTTAGATACATGGGGCACCCAGCCTTCAGTGGACTACTACTGCGGCACACAACGGAAGAGTTAAGAGAACTTATATTTAAGTCACAAGAGTTGTACCCTAAAGTTTGGCCGGGTATTAAGTGGTCAGAAAGAAAGATGCAATGGACTGCACCATCAGGTGCTAGATTGTGGATGTCTTACTTAGATAAAGATGATGATGTTTTAAGGTATCAGGGTTTAGCGTTTAGTTGGATTGGTTTTGATGAGTTAACGCAGTGGGGAACGCCTTACGCTTGGAACTACATGCGGTCTCGCTTACGTTCTACCGCATCTGACTTACCTGTATATATGAGAGCTACTACAAACCCCGGTGGTAGAGGGCATCATTGGGTTAAAAAAATGTTTATTGATCCTGTTGCCCCAGACACTAGGTTTGATGCAACAGATATTGAAACGGGTGAAACTTTAAGGTACCCTAATGGACACGAAAAAGCAGGTAGACCTTTATTTAATAGGCGTTTTATACCTGCTAGACTAAGTGATAATCCGTATTTATCTGACGGTGGTGACTACGAAGCAATGCTTTTGTCTCTACCTGAACAACAGAGAAGGCAATTACTTGACGGTGACTGGGATATTAAAGAGGGCGCGGCCTTTACGGAATTTGATCGTAGAGTACACACTGTTGATCCCTTTGATATTCCTAATAATTGGGTTAAGTTTCGTGCATGTGATTATGGTTACGGCTCTTATTCTGGCGTACTGTGGTTCGCAGTTTCACCTGACGAACAATTAATTGTGTACAGAGAGCTTTATGTGTCAAAGGTGTTAGCTACCGATTTAGCGGGTATGGTTTTAGAACTTGAGGCAGGTGACGGTAATATGAAATATGGGGTACTAGATAGTTCCCTGTGGCATAAAAGGGGAGATACTGGACCTAGCCTTGCTGAGCAAATGATTATGCGAGGGTGTCGTTGGCGACCTTCAGATAGAAGTAGAGGCAGTCGCGTATCAGGTAAAAATGAAGTACATAGAAGGTTACAGATAGACGAATTTACAGAAGAACCACGCCTAGTATTTTTTAATAACTGTACTAATATTATTTCTCAGTTACCCGCCTTGCCTATTGATAAGAAAAACCCTGAAGACATTGACACAGGGTCAGAAGACCACTTGTATGACGCACTGCGATACGGAATTATGTCGAGGCCACGTTTTAGTGCTTTTGACTATGACCCTATGACACCCCGTAATAGACCAGAACCTGCTGATGCAGTCTTTGGTTATTAAAAGGAATTGTAATGGCTATTAATAACGAAGAAAATATGATTGAAGCAGTCTCAACTTATGTTGAGGATATAGATAATACAGAAGACGCACCTATTGAACAGTTTAGTTCAGTAGTAAGTCACATTCAATCTCTTTATAGTAAAGCCAAATCATATCGTCTAACAGAAGAGCAGCGCTGGTTAAGAGCCTATCGTAATTACAGAGGTTTGTATGGCCCTGACGTTCAATTTAGTGAGGCTGAAAAGTCTCGCGTATTTATTAAAATTACCAAAACTAAAACTTTAGCTGCCTATGGACAGATTGTAGATGTACTGTTTGGGAATCAAAAGTTTCCAATTGTAATTGATCCTACAATTCTTCCTGAAGGCGTGACGGAGGCTGCCCACTTTGACCCAGCTTTACCTGACGAATTACGTGAGGGGGCAGAGACTACAGATACGCCGTATGGTTTTGCTGGAGATGGCGCTGATTTAACTCCGGGTGCTACCGAACAATCATTAATGCTGGGAGTATATGAAGAAAAACTAAAAAATGTTAGTGGTGTTAAAGAAGGTAAGGGCCTCACGCCGTCTTCTGTAACTGTTTACCCTGCAATGGTTGCAGCTAAAAGGATGCAAAAGAAAATATTAGACCAGCTAGAAGAATGCCATGCTTCTAAGCACTTGCGTAGTACCGCTTTTGAAATGGCTTTATTTGGCACGGGTATGCTTAAAGGGCCGTTTGCTGTAAATAAAGAATATGCAAATTGGGTAAACGGAGAATATTCACCAGTTATTAAAACAGTTCCTCAAGTTAGCCACGTCAGCCTTTGGAATTTATATCCTGACCCTGACGCAAATAACATGGAAGAGGCTGAGTACGTTATTGAACGACATAAACTTAGCAAGAGTCAGCTTAGAGCATTGAAGAAGCGTCCTTTCTTTAGGCACAATGTTATTGACCAGTGCATTAACATGGGTGAATCATATATAAAAGAATGGTGGGAAGACGATTTAACTGATTACGAACAGCAGCATAACATTGATAGGTTTGAAGTCTTAGAGTATTGGGGCATTATGGATGCTGAAATGCTTGAAGATGAAGACATTGATATTCCAGAAGAATTAGAAAATGTAGATCAAGTTCAGGTAAATATTTGGGTTGTTAACGGTAATGTTATTAGGCTAGTGCTTAATCCCTTTAAACCTGTACGTATTCCGTACATGGCTGCACCATATGAGCTTAACCCTTATTCTTTCTTTGGTGTTGGCATTGCCGAAAACATGGATGACACTCAAACGCTAATGAACGGGTTTATGAGAATGGCTGTAGATAACGCTGTTCTTTCAGGTAATTTACTTATTGAAGTAGACGAAACGAATTTGGTACCGGGTCAAGACTTGTCCTTGTATCCGGGTAAAGTATTTAGGCGTCAGGGTGGTGCACCCGGCCAGTCAATTTTTGGCACATCATTTCCTAACGTAGCGGGTGAAAACCTACAGTTATTTGATAAGGCTAGGCAGCTAGCAGATGAAAGCACAGGCTTTCCTTCGTTTGCTCATGGCCAAACTGGTGTGTCCGGTGTAGGCAGAACTGCTAGCGGTATTAGTATGCTTATGGGTGCGGCTGCTGGTGGTATTAAAAATGTTATTAAGAACGTAGATGATTATCTGTTAAAACCATTAGGTGACGGCATGTTTAACTTTAACATGCAGTTTGACTATGACAATACTATAAAAGGTGATCTTGAGGTTAAAGCTAGGGGTACAGAAAGTCTTATGGCTAATGAAGTACGTAGTCAAAGACTTATGCAGTTTCTTGGTGTTGCAAGTAACCCGGCTCTTGCACCCTTTCCAAAGTTCAGCTATATTATGTCAGAGATTGCTCGCACTATGGATCTTGATCCTGATAAAGTTGTTAATACAGCAGAAGAAGCTGCTATTCAAGCTGAGCTACTAAAAGCATTTCAAGCTACTCAGCCACAACCTGAACAGCCTGTAGCGGGGGCTGATGCCGCTGACCCAACAGG